CTTATAGCTTTTTATTTCTTCAGTCATTTAGGATCTTGTTTCTCTTATAAATCATTTTCTTTTTTATTTATGCTCCTTTCTTTTTCAATTCATTTTATTTTACATACGAGATCATCTATTTCTTTTAGGAGTTTATCATATTCTCTAGTTCGAGAATCCATCTTATCTCATACAGCTTTTAATCTTTCTTTTTTATATTGTAGCTGCTCTTTATATTCTTCTAGAGTTTTAGGATCTTCAATATACATTTTCTTCTTTGGTATTTATTAAAATTTCTCATTTCTTCAAGGTTTCAATATCAAATTCCAATTTAGCTATTTTATCTCTAAGCTCATTAACATAACTAGCTTTATAGCCTCCTGTGGTTTCTACTATCTTACTAAGATTATAATAATTTTTTCTTAATTTTTTGTTTTCTTTCTCTAACTGCCTATTCTCTTTCATAGTTGCACCTACATATTTACCCGCCTCCTTGATTTTTTTATTGAACCATTCGTTTTCTTCTTCCAGCCTTTTATTTTCTTCTCTTAAATCACTATTCTCAATTTTTAATCAAGTAATCTCAAAATCTTCAGCCCTTAGTTTCCTAAGTTCTCTATTTTCTTCTAATAACTTCTTATATTCTCCCTTTATTGTATCAAATAGCTTTATATTTTCTGTTTGTTCCTTTACTATTTCTTTCATATCTTCAGAAACTTTCTTCTTATAATTATCAAAATCTTCGTTAAGTCTTTTATTTTCATCTTCTAACCTTAAAGCCATTGGTACATATTTATCACATATCTCATGCAGCTTTTTATTTGCTTCTTCTAGCTCAGCTATTCTACTTTGATTATCTACGAATCACTTAGAAAAGCTCTTTATATTTTCTTCCATTATTCAGTCCATTTTTCTCCTATAAAAAGTTAAAAAATCTAAACTTAAATCTTACTTCGTTTTCTTGTGTTAGCGTATATCATTTTCAAATTATTCTATAAGTTTTTACTTCTCATCTTTTTATCTCTATTGTATGAAACTTCATATATAACTTAATAGGTATTCGCTTACTATATCGTGGTCTATTATCTAACATTCTTTTTAACCACTCATCTAGATCCTTATTACATTGACAATTCATTCTCCTATTTATTTCTTTTTCTAATAAATAAGTATCACAATAAATAGCCTCTCTATCTGTAATAAATATTTCGTTTTCCATATATAAATTAAATAATATAAATTATTTTAATTCTTTATCGGACATAAATTCATCAATTATTACATTATAATCTCATTTTAAATATCTTATATATGCAATTGCTGTATTATAATCTAATGGATCCGTTTTATTTACCCAATTTATTATTTTTCATTTTTTAATATGTTCAAATTCAAATCATTTTTGAATTATATATTTATTTCAAACTTTTATCATTCTATATTTAAAATTTTTTTCATCATCTCCAATTATATTATATCAATCTTTTGTATATCAAATTACTTGTTCCATACTATTTTAATAAAACAAATAAAACTAACTAATCAATGATCTTAAAATTATCATTTAGATAAGTTTCAACAGTTTTTATAGCTTCGTCTATTTTTGTATCTGGGTCAAATCAAAAGCTAACAAAGTTATCAAAAGATCATTTTCTTCTAATAAACGCTTGTAATGTTGTAGCTTTTCTTAATTCTACTTCTAAAGTCATACCTTTTGTTCTAAACTCCCATATACTTGTTGTAATATTTCAACCCATTACTAGATGAGTTTCTCTACTTATTTCTTTTCCCATTGGATCTATTTTTTAAGTAAAAGTTCTTTAACAGTTTTTATTTGCTCCTGGTATAATAATTCTTTATTGTAATCAGCTCATTTTACGTCTTGTTCTAATCTTTCCATATATTTATCAACGTCAAATTCTTTCATTCTCTTTTTAAAGGTTTCTTCCTCAATTGCTGTTAATTCTTTATCACTATAAGAAGTCAAATTTGCTTTATTAAAATCTTTTGAAACTATTGCATAAGTAAGCTTTTTATATCATTCGTTATAATAATTTAAGTCTAAGTTATTATCGTAATATCTTATGTATTTTGATAATTCAACTATTACTTCTTTTTCGTCATCTATTTCTAATTCTCTAATTCTTTTAACGTCATATCTATATTTATATAGATTATCTGCTAGGTTCTTAACAAGAGAATAAGAATTATCTCGACTACTAAATATAAAATATATTGTCTTTTTCATAGGCTGTAATTAAAATAATATAAAATATAACTAATCTACACCATCTATATCATCATCTTCCACTTTTTCTAAAGCATTTTCTATTTGATATTCAATTTCTTTTATGCACTCTCCAATATTTATTGACCCTTTACTATCTGAATAAAGAGTATTCATTGCTCTAACATAAGCGAGTGTTTGATTTATATATCATATAAGATTTTCTAATTTTGCTTTATCTGTCATTTTATTTTAAGATAGAGATTAAAAATCAAATAGGATCTTCTTGTATCGATAAATACATTAGGACCATATCAACTTTATCAACTTCTTCTCCATATAATCATTCTTCCATATCACAACCAGGATCTAACATAATTGGTTTTAATTCATTAAAATCCCAGTCTATCTTATTATTCTTTACCAACCACTCAATAAATCAGTATTCCTTTGATATTATTTTTAATACTCATATTTCTGGAGTAAATATCGCACTCCCTCATCATATAACACCATACCATAGATTATCTCTATGTTCTCAGTCTTTAGCTATGTATGGGTCAAATTCGTTTAGCAATTCTCTTAATTTTTCCATTTTTACTTTAATATAGAGATTAAATATTCAATAGGGCTTTCTTGTATAGATAGCTCCATTAGTATTTCTTCTTCTGACTTTAAGAACTTTTGTACTCAATTCTCATAAAGAATCATTCAGTACTTATCTTTCTCAAAGTCTATTCTATCATGATCTACTAGCCACTTTATAAAGTTATAACCTTTAGAAATAATTATAGCTCGGCTTTCATCTTCTGTAATAAGTTCTCTATCTGAGAACCTTTTAGCAAAGATAACTCATAAATCTTTATCTAATAACCATATATAATTTCATCGTCAGTAGGTTTTTACCTTCCACTCTTCATAATTTTTTAAGAGCCTTACAAGTTTTAAAAGTTTCTTCATTTTATCTTTTCTTTTAAATAAAAGGTCTTAATTAGTCTTACTCGAAAAAAGTTTATTTTCAAAGAGCCTTTATATTCATACAAGCTTTATAGTAATTCTTTAGATTTAATGGTGTCCCTTCTACTTTCTTTCAAGCTGAAGTCTTTAATCAATAATCTAATTGTAAATCATACCAGTCAAACAATATCTTCTTAGGAATATCGAACCGTAAAGCTGTAAATATATCGTCTATACCTCGATATTCGTCTCCTATATTCCAGGTATAACTCAAATCTTCATCTTTTCGATCTACACAGTCTGGCTCGTTTTTGCTTCAGTCTGAATAAGTATAATACTTCTCTACGAACTTATCTACTAAGAGCTTAATTGAAGTATTTACCGTATTACAATGAGCTTGATTTAAGATTTTTCCCATCTTAATCTAAAAGAAATAAAACTATAATATAGCTCGTAGCATAAATAACGATATAAAGAATATTCATACTACTATTAAACAAGCTATAATCATTCATATAAATAATAACGTATCTTTCATCTTACTTTACTTGATAAATTTCTACTTCAGCTAATCATCTACTCAAAGGTATTCATAGCTGCTTAAAAGCATAACTACTAAGGTCTATAACTCTATTAGTATATTCCTTAGGTCAATAGTCGTTATGATAACACTCTATACATTCTCCTGTATCTTTAGAGCATACTTTATAAGTTCCGTATCTATCATAGATCCTTAAAGCACAGGTTCTATGATTTTTACTTCGCTCTACTTCTTCTCAGTTAATATCTAGAGTATAATCGTATCGGCTAGCTGTTCCTGTTAACATTGGAGCTTCTTCTACTTCTCCAGTCTGAATAACTGGAGCGTGTAGAAGATATATTCATACAGTGAATACTAAACTAATCATTCTTACTTTTATTATCTAAATGGTGTAGTATCATTATATGTATCATATATTTAGCCATATGTTTAGAGCCTATAAACTCTTCTCTTTTTTTAGGATCTTTTTCTTTCTCTAACATATCATCTATAAGCTCTATTACTTTATTCTCTAAGGTCTCCCAGTCTTTATAGCTTTCTGGGTATACTCCTTGTTCTGTTAGTTCTTTATAGAACTCGCAGCAAAGGAACTCTACCTTACGAAGTAAATCTATAAATTTTAGTACCTGGAGCTTTTCTTGTAATAGAGCTATGTTAGAGGCTCTATCTTTTATAGAAGTTCCTAAAGAGTTCTTGATTAAATCTTCTAGCATTTGATAGACTTACATACTAAAATTAGCTTTATTATTTAACTTAACTACATTGATATACTCAGTAATTAGTTCTGCTTTCTTTAGTAAGAGATTATAGACGTTAATAGCTACTGCTAAATCTAGATTTCTTTGGCTAAATTCTTGCTTTATTACTGCTTCTATTCGTTTCTCTGTAAGCTTCTTTCAGTCTTCATCTTTCTCCTGCTTTAATTCTATTGTTCTTAGAGATATATCTTTCTCTAATTCTTGCTTATCTTCTAAATACTTAGTCTTTAGATTAGAAGCTTCAGTAATCATATCGTCCTGAAGAGCTACCCGATTAAAGAGATCCTCATTAGTTAATTGAAGTCCTTTAATCTTGAATACTTCGTGTCTATCTAATAGCTGTTGAAGATTAAATTGTATTGGATTTGTTTCTTCTGGCATGCTGTTTCTTTTTAAGAGCTAAAATTTTTTCTTTTTTTCGCTTAGGCTCTAGAGGAGCTTTCTTTCTTAGCTCCTCACAAAGCCTATCTATTTTTTTGTAATCAGGTCTCCTAAAAGGGATTTTCATCGAAGGGATTACCTCCCTCAAATAAAGCTTCTAAGTTTACCTTTTCTGCTTCGTTTATTGCTTCTCCCCAAGCTTCATCGTTTTCAAATCTTGATTTAGGAAGAGGTGTAATTGAATATCTTGTATCAGTTCCTTTTCCTGTTCTAGAGATTTCTAGATCATACTGTTTAGGATCTCCCCAGTCTTTACTTTGAGAGAAATCTATTATAGACTTCATAAGAGTTCTTTGAGTAATCTCCATTACTTGGATTTTCTTTTCATTGTGATTATACACTACGAAAGCTCGAAACTCCTTAGGAGCTTGATTTCTTAAAGAATCAGCAGGAGTACCATTAAAAGGCGCTCTTTGTCTTACTGGTTTAGCTTTTCAGTCTTTATCTTCCTTAAAATATTCATAACCGATAATAGGTGAGGTTAAAATTCTGAAAGCTTGTTTTTCTTCTTGAATTTTGAAGTAATTGTTTTGTTGAGTTTCTTTAAACGAATAATCTTCTGGCAATCGTGTCATTTTAGTAATTTGTAATAGAATAAAATAATAATTAGTAATTTATTTCTTTTTTTTCTTCTTTATATTTAACATACTCTTCTAGGCATATTCTCTTTTCATCTTCTGTAAACGATTTATATTCTTCCATTCCTTTAACTCAGAATTTTAGTAAGAAGAATTTAAACTTTATTTCGTTTTCTAATTCCTGCATTATTTCTTTTTTCATCTTAAAGAATATAAAGGCTAAAAAGGTTTTGGATTATTTCACACTTGCATAGAAGCTGGAAGACATTGGAGCATAAACTCTCAACAAGATCCGTTACGATTTTTTCTAATATAAATCTTAAGGTCTTTACTTGATTCGTCTATATCTCTTTCTATCATCAGTACTACGTCAGCGTCTTGTTCTATAGATCCTGAGTCCCTTAAGTCTGAGAGTTTAGGTTCTGTATCTACTCTATTCTCTAGACTTCTAGATAACTGTGATAAACAAACGATAACTATTCAAAGCTGTATAGCGGTCATCTTTAGACTTCTTGTAATTTTTGCTATTTCGTATTGTCTGGACTCTCAAGTACCGCTCATTATCTGGAGATAATCTATGAATACTACTTGTACTCCCTTAGTTTTATGAAGGTATTTTATCTCCCTTATGATTTCTGGAGCTTTATCAATTCAGTCAATAATACTAAGCTTAGGTATTCGCTCGTAGACTTTGTTAATTGTTTCTCATACTCTGTTAAAAGTTGCTTCATCTGCTTTCTGTTTCATCTTAGCTACTGCTACCCCTGAATGATTAGAGATTATTCTCTCAGTCATCTGGTCTATAGTCATCTCTAAGCTAAAGAAAGCTGTAGAATATCAAGCTTTTAGCATATTAAGCATAATACACATAGCTAGTAAGGTCTTTCATCTACTAGGACGTCATGCTAAGATTATCAGCTGTCCTGGAGTAAATCATCACCCTAAGAAGTGATCTAGTTCGGTGTACTGAGTAGGGTATACTACAGGAATAATATCACCGCTTAGAACTCCTACAATTCTTTCAATAGATTTCTCTATATTCGTTTCCTTTTGTTCCTGTTTCTCATAGAGCTGGATTTTTTCTAGAACATTTGCTAAAGGACTATCTGAGTCTAAAGCCATTTGTACTTGCTTATTGACTTCTTTTAGTCTTCTCATTTCTGTTAATCTTTTTAGCTCTTCATAATCTTGCTTAAAGTTAGAGGCATTTACTAGCATAGTAACAATCTCTACGAAATATTCGTACTCCTCAGGATTCAATTTTCCTTGTAGGATCTCCATATTGGCGTCATAAAGCCTTATATAATTAAATATTTTCTTATGGAGCGGATTAGCAAAGTCCCTTTCGCTTAACTCATACTTCAGCAATAAGTTATTGTCATTAAAGACCATACATAACACAGCTTTTTCAATTTCGTTATTCATTTGTTAAGGCATAAGTATAGGATCTAAAGTGTCATAGTCTGGTAATTGACTCTTCTTTTTTTCTCCTTTCTTTTTAAGTTCCTCAATTTCTTTCTCATATCGTTTTAAGATAACTCTATAGTGGCTTTCATATCTATAACCGTGCATTCCTATAGAATTATCTACCTCGTTTATGATCTTCCTTAGTCTTACTTCTCAGAATATATCTTTAAGTTTAGAATACTCTGTAGGAGTTAATTCTATGAAATCTCAAAAAAGAGTTTTTTTTTCTTTTATATTTTCTTTTATTTTTTTATTTTTTATTTTTATATTTTCTTTCGATTTGATTTTCGTTTGATTTAAATTTGATTTCGTTTTGATTTCATTTTGATTTCATACGATTTCCCAATTCTTCTTTGCATTTCAACTTTTAGCTCTACATTTCTGAATAGGAATTTTAATCTGTTCGAAAGATGAAAGCATAAATGGATTAGAATCAGCGGGTGGTTCTTCTCCATAAATTCCGTACTGAATAATCCAATAAGCTAACTCATGAGCTAAATGTATATCTCATTTAGCTAATTGATTTATACTTCTGGCGTAAGAACTCAGTACTTGAAATCTATCAACTTCCATAAGTTCTACACCTACTTACGAAATAAAAATCTTTCAAATCTCTTTAAATTTTTCTTTCCTCCTAAAAGGAAGAATAAGAACAAGATCCATAATAATTGAGGTCAATACCATAGACCAAGTACTAGCATAATAGCGGTTGTTAGGATTCCTTTCTTAGTCATTCCTGTAGAAGTGAAAGAGTAAAAATATCAAGATTTGTATTTCGCTCCCTAACTAAAAAGAACTTAATTAGATGAACGAAGCGGTTACTTGCATGCTCTCCACCTTCATACAAGACCGCTAAGTCATTTAATTAAGTTCTAATTGGTATGGAGAGCATTTTGTCTCATCACTCCATACGGTAAGCTAATTCTGTTTTGCATAATAGAAAAGACCGTATTCGCTATGAATACGGCCTTGATTTTATCTAATGTATCTTTATATATTCTCTCATATGGGCGGGGTGGGATTCGAACCCACGACCTTATATGTTTGAATACTACAGCTACATAAGTTAATTTCTTAGTTCGTACCATAGCTTTAAGTGATTTAACGATGAGTAGTATAGTCAAAAAATTGTAAAAGTAAATACAATTTTTTTATTTTAGCTTTACATTTCCAAACAATATTATATAATATTGTTTATTAAATAGTTAATTTTCCGAATAACTGACTATGTTCTTGTTCTAATTTTTTATTTTTAATATGTAAATAAGTTTCAGTAGTAGAGAGGTTAGAGTGTCATAAGAATTTTTGTATATCTCTAATATTTACTCCATGATCTAACATATAAGTAGCGTTAGAGTGTCTCATCGTATGTACTGTATATTTCTTCCCTGGTATATTCAAAATCTTATTATAAAGCTTATTATGTTCGCTTACTGTTGATTTACTTATTGGCTTTCAGAAACTTCTAGGATTATGAGAGATGAAAACATAATCTTCTTTACATTTCTTTTTAGCTACCTTTCAAGTACAAGGGTTAGGTCTCTTTCTTAGATCCATATATTTTTTAAGGAGTTCTTTACATTGTTCGTTAAAGTAGACCGGTCTTTCTTTATTATTTTTACCTATTATATTTGTTTTACCTTCTAAGACTTCATTTACTTTAAGCTTTAACATTTCCGATAATCTCATACCTGAAGTAAAACTAAGGACCATTAAAAGCTCTTGTCTTATTCTGTTAATAGGAGATTTCTCTACCTTGTATATTGCTTCCCTTATCTTTTCGATCTCTTCAGGCTCAAAATAATCCATATGCTTAGAATCAGCTCTAGGGACTTTTATATAGCTATAATTCATACCAGTATTATATACTACATTCATAAAATATAAGAAGCTTTTTATTGGCTGAATTTTAGTCTGTATTGTTCTTTCTGACAAATATCAGTTAGTTTCGTAGTAAATAGAATTTTTAGAAGGCTTTATTTTTCTCAACGAAGATTTATAAGCTTCAATTATTTTTATATCAATTTCTTCAATTTGAGAACGGTTAGAACTATGAAAAAACGATATAAATTCTTCTATATCTCTTTTATAATTTTCTATTGTAGCTTTGTTTAGGTTCCTGTTTCTGGAGTAGTCCAGAAATTCGTTGAGAAGTTTCTTTGTTATTTTCATTTTTTGTAAAAAAAGAAGTAAAGCTTAGAATTAGCTGTACTTCTCTATTATGCAGTTTTATTATAACTGTTAATTTTTATTTGTAAAATTTTTAAGCCTTTTATTGTAATCAGAATTTATTTCTTAGATAAGAAGCTAATTCTGAATATTTTTTCTGTTCTTCTTCTCAGGCATACTTCCAGGCATAAGAAAGAAAATCAGTAACAGCTTGATATACTTTCTTCTCCTGTGATTCTATCTTTTCTCTAGATCCTGGATTATTTCTTAATTCAGTAGCTAGAGCTGAAGCCATTAGCTGCTCTTCAGTATTTAAGTCTGAATAAGTAGAACTTAATACTCATATAGTAGCATTTACTGCTTTTAGTCTTGCTATTCTTTCTTTTTCAGCTTCTATATTATCTTTTAAGCAGCTCTCAGGCATAACGATATATCAGTAAGCATATATTCAGTTATTTATATAAGGCTTTACTTCTTTGAATCAGAAGTTTTCTCCTATAGCTCAATGGTAATTGTCCTGACTTCATCTTTCAGCTCAAGTTAAATCTGCTCCTCCTGTAGCTTTAGTATATTCTATTCCTTTTCGGTTTAGTCTGTGACCTACCATTTTAGGGTACATTTTAGGATCTCTTCGTACTAATCATTCTACCTGGTCTGTTCCAAAGTTTACATTCTTAGTATAACCTACTAAGTGGCCGTTATTTAAAGCTTCAATTATTTTAGGGTTATTCCAATATAATCTAGCTGTAAATACTCTCTCTTTTTTGAAGGTCTTGCATGCAATAGTATTTCGTCGTTTTCTTACAGCATTTATAGCGTCTGGAGTACTCCATCATCAGCCTATAACATATCATTCTCATTCACAGAATTTTACAGCTTCAATATAAAGCTTATTAGTAGTAGGAGTATCTAAGTCTAATCAGAATAATCTTATAATCTGGTTAACAGCTCAAACGATAGTACAAGCTGACTTAGTTTCTCTATTCTTCCCTTGATTTCATCTAGGCCGAATATTATGAGTTAATTTAGGTGTAGTATATTCTGTATCTTCTCCAAAAGCTAACTCATCTCCATTATCTCGTGCTAGGTTCTTTTTTTGCATAATTCTTATTTATAAGATTTAAAAGAAATTCTTTTCTCTGTTCTTTACAGTATATATCGTAACATATCTCTTTATATTCTTTATTCTTCTCTACGATATTAGTTCTGGATTTTTTATTTTGAAGTTTAACTAATTGTATAGTTATTTCTTCAAGTTCTTGTCTTGCTTCTTCTTCTGTCATTTTAGTACTTCAGGGGTGTAAAAAAGGCTATCATCAGTCTGAAAAAGAATTGTATAAAGCTCATTTCTTACTCCAGGACTTAATACAGGCTTAACAATATTAAATACGTCTATAAGCTGACTTCTTGGATCTTGGTCTCACTCAAAGAAATTGTTAAGAGCTACGTGTTTTCTTCTCTTTATCTTTACCTTATTTACTGGAGCGTTTACATTATACTTATCTTTATTCTTTTGGCCTATTATGTGGTGTATATCTTCAGCCGTACTTTCTATTACTCTGTTAATTTTCCACTTTATACCAGAATCATCAACAAAAGTACGGTTAATATTATTCCTAGAATGATTTTTAGGCATTTCATTATTCAAGGTGAATAATTAAAAGGCTATACATTTTCATCTTCTTTATTTTCTTTTTCAGGACGGTCTTGACTGCTATCTTCCTTTGGTAAAGTATCTATTTTATTTTTTGTAATAGCTCTTAATCGTTCTGAAAGCTTACCCATAAGGATCTTAAAAGCGTCCATCTCTGGAAGCTGCTCTCAGTAGTTAATAGCGTATATGTGACCGATAATAGAATAAAGTTCTGAAAAGATAATTATTCCCATAATCGTAGTAATAAGTCAGTGTAATCAAGGTAATTCTAACCAAGCTATACCTCAAGCTACTATAAAAGGTAATACTCGTCTAGTCATTTTCTTAACTAGTCCTTTCTGAGCTTTCTGACTCTCTATTTTTTCTCCCCTAGCCTTAGCAGAAGCTAGTCAAAATAAGAAATCTAATACTAGAAATACTGTCATGATTATAAGACCTTGTCAGTCTATCTGGAAGTAATCTAATATTCCAGCTACTCCTAAGCCTCATAAAGTTCCGAATAATAGTCCTTCTCCTTCAGTCATTAGTCTATATATACAAGAAGTAAAATAAGAGCTATTACACTAATAATTGTAATTATCTTGAATAGCCAGAAATCAAATCTAATTACTCCTATAGCTAGAAGTAAAGAAATAATAATCATAAGTATAATCTTCATCTAGTCCTCATTAGAATATAAAGCTTTTTGTTTCTGTAATCTACATAGTGTCTCGAATAAACACTTAGAACAACTTTCTACTACTATATCGTAAGTACATTTCTCCCTTGTTTCTCAGTATTCGTAATATTTTTCCATATTTTTTTATTTGTTATAAATAAAAATCTTATAGTCCTATAAGCTTTTTCGGTCAATAGTAGCTTTTGTTAAAAAGCGCTTATGATAGTTTATTTAGGTAGTAACGAACTAAAGAAGGTATATCTAGGTAATACTGAAATTAAAAAAATATATGTAGGAGATAATCTTGTATATGTTTGAGAAGATAGTATAGATAATTATCAAAAAGTACAATATATAGAATTTACAGGTACTCAATATATAGATACTGGCTTTTCTGTAGGAGGTAGTAATTTTCCAGGTTCGCCCTGGAAATGATTTAGAATGGACGCTAGCTTTACTGCTACATATAGTAGTCAAGCTTGCGGTAAGAATAAAGGTAACGCTTTATTTTTCTGAGTTAATTCTTCTAATTATTTTTACGCTTGAATTTGAGCTAATTGGTGAAGAACAGATACAGCTGTTAGTAATAATTGAGCTAAACATAATTTTATGATAATGAGTTATGGTTACGTATGAATAGATAATACTTGATATAGTATAGATACTTGAAGCTGAGGTACATTTTCAGAAGAAATCCCATTAAATGTTTATATATGATGAGTTTCTAATACTGACGCTAACAAGTTTTTATGTAAGATGAAGTTATATTCTTATACCCTTTATAGGGGGTGACGAGAAGACCTAATCCCTTGTTATCATAAGATAACTTGAGAAGTATGATTATTTAATTCTGTTGAGAAAAAATTCCTAAGAAATTCTGGTACTGGTACTATATTAAAGTGACCTGACGTAAATTAAAAAGACCGCTTATAACGGTCTATTTTTTTAATTTTTCTCTATTTTATACAAAACTCTTAAAAATAACCTCTTTTTTGTATAAAATTATCTTAAGTCTATTTATACGTTAGGTCCTTTCGTAAAAGTTCAAGATCCTGAATTAGTGTAGAAAGTATTATTTACTATATCGTATAGACCTATTACTCAGTCACTCTTACGATAACAAGGTACGAAATCTCTTTGTAATACATTACTATTATACATTTTACAAGAATATAATCTCATTTGAGTACTTCTATTTTGTCTAGATCCATTTACATTATTATCAAACAAGAATATAGAGTAATTATTTTGGACTCTAATAACATTTGTAGTACTAGCTGAGCTTTTTAATACTCAGTTAAGATAGAATTGTCCTTTATCATTAGTTACTTTATATCTTGTATTAAGTGATATTGTAACTCAAGAACTATCTCAAGGGTCAAATCAAGCATAGTTAGGGGTAATATAATAAGGAGAATATCTATTAACATATAAACAGAAATATGTATCTCAATTTACTGCACTTCAATAATCATCTCTTCTTCAATATATAGGAATCCAAGTTTGACTGCTACTTCATCATATGAAATAGAAATCTAATTCTATCTTAGGAGAAGAGTTAGGTAAGTAACCTGTATTTATATACTGACTTCCTGAGCTTTGAATATACTCAACTTCCTGGTACGTGTTAGGTAATCTACTTCAATATACTAATTTATCTCCTACGTATATTTTCTTGATCTCAGTGTTTCAGAGGTAAGCCTTTTTAAGTTCCCCCCCCCCAACGAAAACTATCATAGTCTTTAGCTTATTCAATATAAAGATTTAGTAAGGTTATAATATTCTTGTATTTCTGTTTGAGTTCGTATTTTTCAGTCTAGTATACATTCTCAAATATAAGCGTTTGCGAATCAGTTAGGTGCTTCCGAGTAAGTATACCCTCTCCAAGATCATAAATAAAAATATCATCAAGTACTACTTCCACCTCTTATATCTACATATCAAGTATAAGTTCCTTGCAAAACTCAATTCTTATAAATTCTACAAGTTCTTCAGTCTATACTGAAAGAATAAAGATAAAAGCTAGAGGTTTGTGGAGAAACTCATAAGCTTCAAGTATCTTGCCAGTCCCCACTACCTCACCAGGAAACTGTCCGCTTATTATAATTAGTATTTATTAAAGCTCACCACTTATCTGTTGTACTTGGACCACTTGAATTTCTATCTCTTCGTCAAAAAGAAATCATATTACTAATTGAAGTAGATTTATCTCTTATTCGCATGTGACCTGTAAATTGAGTTTTACCTATTCCCTCAGAAAATCTATAAAAGACACTACTACTTCAAGAAAAGTTAATTACTTTCTGTCAATTAGATAAAGTTGTATAGTTTATAGTTCAATATGTTTCTGGAGTATGAGAATATTGACTTCTGTCTATTAGCTCTCAGTTTCAGGTAATATAGAAAAAAGTAGTATTTGTAGGAGTATAACCTTTAGGAAAAACTTTCTTATCTCCTGCTCGTATTTGCTTTAGAGTAGTTGCTCCTAACAAAGGACTTTTAAGCTCGTTACTACCTATTAAAACTGTCATTTATAAGCGCTTTTTAACAAAAGTAAATATTAGTAAGCTAAGTATATTGTATTAGCGTCTTTAGTACTAGGAAGATTAGCCTCTGTACCTATTCGTATTGTTTTCTTAGTTCCATTAGTCATTACGAAGTTAGCTCTAGCTATTGCTGGTGTTATTGTTCTAGGATCTGTAGCAGTTCCTGTATTAAATTCAGCAGCAGTCATAGCGTCATAAGTAGTATTAGGAGTAGTAAGACTTTGTCCTTGCTTATATGCTGTTCCATTTATTGTAAGAAGTGTATCTGTTTTGCTTACTAAGTTAGAAGTATCAAATTGTCATCATAATGGGTCCCAGTCTGTTCCAGTCCAGGCTACGTCTGTTCCTGCTGGGTAAGTTTCTCAGTCTTTAACGAAAGCAGCTCTTACGTCATAAGTATCTCATACCTGTAAGTCTGTAGTAGGTAGATTAGCATAAGTAGCTACACTTCCCATAAACTTATAAGTAGAGCTTACAGCGGTACTAATAGCATTATCTACATAATCTTTACTAGCCATATCATTTAGAGCTTTTCAACCATCTACGATTTCGTGGCCATCTGTATCAGAGAAGACCGCTATATTTCATACAGTACTTTCTTGAGCCCCTGCTCTTACTCAGCTTTGTTCTACTACTCACTCTATAACATTATCGAATAATTCAGCTTGAATATACTGACATACTCTAGATCCTACAGGGAACTCTAGAGCACTATCTCCTTGTATCTTCATTGGAGCTGAGTCGTTTTGTACACATACTCCAGCTCATCTTTCTATAGTAAAAGTATCTCAACTCTTAGAGGTAACTTTTACTATCTCTCTAGCATTGACTACACCTTGTACCTCTGACTCTAAAGTAACTAAGAAAGGAGCCTCAGGGAATATAGCACCTTCTCAGTCTTGTACTGTTATTGTAGTATCAGTAGTGTTTATGTTCTGAGTAAGATAACTAATAGCATTATTAGCGTATTGGTACTTAGTGTAAGCCATTTATTTATTAGTAATTTGATAAAACTTTATCTAAAAACTCCTTAGTAAATTCGTTTGTATGTTGATTAGATATATCGTAGTTAAAGTCATTCATACTTAATCTAAGAGGAGTATGAGCTACCATTGGGAACTCTCTCATATTATTATGAGAAGGGTATCAGTATCTTTCAGCGTCAGTTCAAGCTCGAATAACTGTAGCTTTACAGTTAAAAGCTTTAGCTGCATGATGAAGAGAGCTATCACAACCTAGCAATGGGTATTTAGCAGTAAGAGCTACTAATCATCTCATCTCGCTTAGATCCTGTACGCTTAACCTGTAAGTATTCTTTAGGTTAGGCTGTTCTGGTTTCTCTACTACATAGACCGTATAACCTTTCTTATTTAATCAGTCAGCTAAGTACTGAGCGTCTTTTACTCTAATACTTCTATAGCTTCTATCTCATCAGTTTCAGTCCATTGTAGCACCGAAAGGCTGAAATAAGATAGGCTTTTCTCCTTGAAGATTTATCTCTAGCTTTTCGTGTTCTGCTAAGAATAAGATAGGATCGTACGCTTTATCTAATCATAATCTTTCTTTAGCTATCTCTAACCAGTTCTCTGCGTCATTGAAGAATTTAGGATCTGTATAAGGTTCTAACTCTATATAGTCATTACCTTTAATTACGTCTTCAAAAAGTCTTCTATCATCTAGACCGTGTACCGATTTAATATAAGGGTTTCATCGGAATACTAACGGCCAAGAAGTAATAACTCTAACTGGCTGTCTTTTAGCTTTCTCAGTAATAGCTCAAGACATAGCTATTACTCTTCATAGACCTCAGTCTATACGAATTACTAAGGTTTTCTTTTCTTGTTTCTTTTCCATTGTTTCATTATAGAATATAAATTATCATCTTAATTCATCTTGTTCCCTTGCGTGTTCTTCAACTTCTTTATTATTCTGTTCGTCTATCTCTTTATAAGATTTAACGAACTTTTCAGCTACTTCTATTGTAGGGAAATATTGTACTTCTCATTGCTCTCAGGTTTCTACATTCCATCAAGTAACCTTTCGGTCATACTTTCTTAAGAAATATTTATCTTTTTCTTTATATATTCCCCGAACTTCATCTATTTTCTTAACGAGTTCTCCATTATTTCGATTCTTTTCCATAACCTATATAAGTAAGAATATAAATTATACTATTAGCTGAGCTACTGAATAACAACCATTTCTTCCAGCTTGTCCTGAAGATCCAGTAGCTTTACAACCAGCACCTCCAGCACCTCCAGCTCATCAGCTTACATTAACTGTTCCTGTAGTAAAAGAGCACCTATACAAGATCATAACTTCACCTCATACTCATCAGTTACCTCAATTACCTCCAGTTCAACAGCTACTACTTGTAGCAGCTCAACCTTTACCTCAAGCTCATCAGCTAGCGTCTATACAAGTATTATATCATCTACAAGCTAGAATAAAGAGAGCATATTGTCCTCCCCAGGCGTCTCCACCTCTTCATCATTTAACGTCACAACAACCACATTGAGAGTTCTTAGTAGCTCCTCATACTCAACCATTTCTTCAGTATCAACCTTGTCAAGCTGTTCCTACTCAGTACCAACTAGCTCAAGGCATACCTCAAGTTCAACCAGTTCAGTATAAGCTATCTCCTCAATTTTCTCCAGGCTGTGCTTGATTATGATTAGCGTAAGAGTTTCCTGTATTACCTGCATTTCATCAGTTACCGAATATACTACAACCTCCTTTACCTCATTTACAACCATTGGTAGAATCATAAGAGTTAGTAGCTCATCAACCATTACCTCAGTTACCACCGTTTCAGAAAATACTATCTCATCATTTCCCACCAGGAGCAGCACTACCTCAAGCTCAACCATCTCCTCACTTCATAGCTCAGAATCAACCAGCACCTCAAGCTCAACCATTCCAGTTTACAGCTCATCATCAGTTACCTCAATTTCATCAGCAACCACAAACAGAGAATCAACCATTACCTCAAGCTCAAGATCCACCTCAACCGTGTCAAGCTCATCAAACTCAGTAGTAAGAGTTTCAACCGTGTCCTCCAGCTCATCAGAAGCAGTAAGCACCTCCAGGGGCTCCACCATCTCAACCTTTACATAAGTATCAATCTCATCAGTTAGCTCCAGGTCATGCATTATAAGCAGAAGCTCAAGTTCAACCATTACCTCAACATAAGTATCAGTATCAACCTCAACCTCCACCTCATCAAGCTATAGTACACCGGCAACCTCCATTACCTCAGCTTCAACCATTTCAACCTATACAATCTCATCAAGCACCTCAAGCTCATCAGTTATAGTAAGCGTTATTATATCTATTATATCAACCTCATCATCAACCACCTCATCAGCTACAAGTTCCAGCTTCTCCTCAAGCTCCTCAGTAGCTTCAAGTTCCATTAGCTCCAGCTTGTCCTTCATTTCAACCTTTACCTCAATTTCAGTATCAACAACCACAAGTACCATTACCTCAAGAATAAGTAAAGGTAGGAGGAGTAAAAGCTGGGAATCCATTACAAACATTCTTAACATTATGTATAACTCCTCATACTTGAAGAGCTACGTCTTTAGCTGTTACATGAGGTCAATAAGTACTAATCTTTCACATATTACAGAAGCAACCTTTTACTCTTAGTACTGGTACACCATCTCCACAAAATCTAAGTAATCAACCAGAACAAATTGTAAGATTATTAAATTGATAAGCTTTAGCTTCTAGCATACAACAAGCTCCAGAAGGTATTACTAGATTTCAGTCGCTACCATTTCCGAAAGTTTGTCAGTAAGCTAAACTTTCATAACTAAACTTCTTATTATTATAATCGTCTTCAGAATCAGCTATCATAAAGTAATCTTGAAGATTTAGATTTAGTTTCTCTTCCAATTCATCTATAGCTATAGATCCTAAAGCACCTCCGACCGTATCTAATCTCCGGTCTTCAATTTCTACTATTCAGTTAGCGTCAGTAAGTACTCTTGCTAATCTTGCGTATCTAGTGTCCCAAGCGTCAGTATTTATTATAATATCAGCATTGAATCCTATTTGTACGTAGTTATTAGCATTAGCAGTAAGACTTATATTAGTTTGTCCTGGAAATTGTCTTGTATTACTTCATGTTCTATAAACTCCTTGCATTACGTCTATTTTTAAAGGATCTCCACTAATAGCAGCTAACACTTTTAACCTATCAGTTCCATTTTGTTCGAGATATTTTATTCCTGCGTTTATTCTATCTAGAATATCTTTAGGAATATATACGCTTATTTTATCTCCAGAGTTAAAAGAGTAAGAGTTCTGAGTTTCTGTATTAGCGTCATCTGAAGCTAAACAAGGGTATTTGTGTCTTTCTACTGTAAGAGTATCATTTTCTCTAGCAGTAATACTTACTATCTCTCTATGAAATACTGAATCATCTGAGTTAAAATTCTCTAGAGTAGCTAGCATAGGGAACTCGTTTCAAAATCTTTCACCTTCTCCCTCATTTACTTGAATAGCAGTAGCACTAGAAGAAATATTAGTAAATAATGTAGCGCTTACATTATTCTTCATCTTATAATTTCGAAATCTACTCATATTCTTTATAGGTTATTTTGATTAAAAATTTCTTTAGCTAAGTTAGTACTATATTCTATTTGGAGCTGTACTTGTTCGTATTGATATTTTACAGTATTTACGGTCAAGTTTTCTATTTCTAGATCAAGGTTCCTTATTCTTATAGTATCTCAAGGGTGTATATCTTCTATAGGGTATAGAGCGTTAATAGTTAAGCTTATATTCTGTTTTCCCTTGCTATATTTATTCAGTATTGAGTTCCTGTATATATTAGCTGCGGTCTCTCAGTAAATATTTTGATTTACTACAGTCTGTTCTCTTCTACCGAACTTAGCTATACTTTGAGCGTCTTCTACTCGGCCTGTAATTCAGCTATGAGGTCCTCCTATATATCAGTATTGGACTCTTACAGCATTTATTACTTGCTCGTAATCTTCTGGAATACTTAGAGCCGTAACGTCTTTAGCATAAGTAAAGTTATGAGTTACTGTTACTGGCTTTCTCTTGAAGTAACATATACCATCAGCTCAAACGAAGAAGTAAAAGTTTAATCACTCTAGCATACTCTCTATTACTTCTGACATTTTATTATCATTTACCTCTACATTTATCTCATCTCAGTAATTTTCTATTGAATAATCGGTGTAGCTTATCAGTCAAGAGTAGACCGTGTTAAATTGAGTTATTATCTCTTTTATTATGTTACTAGGATCTGCTGTCTTTGTAAATTCTGTAGAGCTTCAGCTTTTATAATATACTTCAGTTAATAACGAGTATAAGCTGAGAAATATAACTTTGATATTCTCAGCATTATTCGAGTATTCTCTACTAAATTTACTTAGATAACCTGTATATAAGAGTTTATCTTCAGTACCTTTATTATCGAACATAAAGACTTTAATATATCTTACATTATCGAAGTAATCAGTATCTAGAGGGAGATTAAGATTAAGAGTAAGCTGTCCTTGTCCTGCGTTTATTGTTTCTGTATAAGTTAAGTTATTTGTTATTATTCCAGCAGGAACTACTTTTAAGAAGTTTAGATTTTTATCATAAAGCTTTACTAAGTATTCTTTTTGTATAGGTTCTTCTACTTTCTCTACTACGATAAAGTTAGGAGAATATACTGTAGATCATTCATTACCTAAAACGTCTACAGGAATAACAGCTACTACATAGAATCAACCTTGTAAGACCGTACATTTTTTTCAGTTAGCTCATTCAATAGCTACTCAGTCTACATACCACTGAAAAAGAGTATCTCATTCACTTTCTGAAGAAGTCCAAGTATAGCTAGCTTCTAATATACCTCATATACTATCATCTCCGATAATTACTAAATCTCTTATCATTATAAGTAATTCTTAGGGTATAAAAGACTAATATCTAAAGTATAAGTACCTTCAGCTGCTACATTAAGATTATTTACTCAGCTCTCTAATCTTGGGAACTTTCAAGTAAAGTCTACGCTTTCATCATTAACAGTTACTGTCTTATTATCAGTATCTATCTTTAATATATCTGAAGCTTCAAAGGCTCTAGCTATCGTTAATGTACTATCTCCTATTCCTATAGAAATACTTGTTAGGTTTGTTTCATCTTGTACTAATATATTTATGATAGGAAGAGAGTACTCACTACCGCTATTAAAAACGTCCTCGTTTATTTCTGTATCTATTCCCTCGAATAATATACTCTCTCGTGTTCTTTCGCTCCAGAAAGGTTTTTCTGCTCTGAAAGTAAGCGTAAAGTTAGCGTGTGTAATATCATAATGTTCTCTATTGATTATATCTGAGTTAGTTAGAGTACAAAGGATTCTCCTATATTCCCCTCAAAATCTCATATCTAAGTAACCTTGTTTTATACTTAGAGCTTTCTTTAGAGCGTCTATTCTACTATTAAGTTCCTTTGAATTAGCTGCGTGTATGTGTCACACTACTGTAATAGTTCTTTGCTTATAAAATCTATCTAATAGACCTCATCAGTCACTTTTAGGATTTTCATAAGTTAGGAGATTTATACCTGGCATATTCCAAACATTAACCTTAGTAGTTACAAAGTATTCGTTTTGTAATCAGAATCAGTTGAATATTACCTGGTCTGTTATTCATCACGATTTCATACCTCTAGCTCCACTATTGAAGAGGTAGGCGTTAAATTTTCCTATATTTGGCATTCTTTATATATTACATAGAATAAATACCTTTTTTATTAAGCACTACGGATCTTGTAATCTCTTGTTCTATTTGTTCTGCTAAAAGCTTTACGTCTATTCAGTTATTAAGAGTAACGTCTGAAATGTTTATATTTACACTTACTGGATTTGAATTATTAAGGTCTGAGTTCTTTATTATTCTTCAGTTAGTAGAAGGTACAAACATTTCAGGACCATTCTCTCATACTAAGTAAGATTGTCATGAGTAGACCGGTCCACCACTAGCTCTAGATCCATCAGCACTTCAAGCTTCCATTGCTCTCATTTTAGCTCTATATACTGCGTTCCATTGTTCTACAAGTCTATCAGTCATAGAAACTTGCTTCCGGTGGTCTGTTTCTAATTGCTTCATATAAGTTTCTTCGAACTTTTTAACATTATCATATAACTCCTGGTACTTCTTATATTCTTCATCTACTTTCTTAATCCATTCTTCCTGTAGCTTTTTCTGTTCTTTCTTATATTGTCTTAGGAGTTCTTGTTCTGTATTAAGAGAAGCTATCTTACTATCTAATTCAGCTTGTATTTCTTCCTGTCTTATTCTGTAATCTTCTTTAATCTTCTGTATTCAGTTTAAACTATCATACCATTGAGCGTATTCTATTTCCTTATCTAAAGCTTGCTTCTCACTAGCACTCATTCAGTCATACATACTAGCTAGCTCATCTTGGTAGTCTTTATATTTCTTTATGAGGTCAACGTCGTATTTTCCTACTCCTCATAGTCCTTGTAAATCATTTCTGCTTACTGAATTAGCTGTGTCTTTTAATCCTTCGTATTGTTCTTCCAACGCTGCTAATTCTTTTCTAGCTCTAATAACTTCCTGGGCTATTGACTTGTTTTCATCTACTTTAAGATTTGCTAGTTGATTCTTTAAGTTAGAGATTTCATCATTTAAGCTTTTTATAGTATTTCCAGTATCTTCTATTTTATCTTGTATAGCGTCGAATTTCTCCTGAAACTCTTTATTAACGTCATCTATTACTTTCTTCTGTTTATTAAGTTGATTATTAGCGTATTCATCTAAAGACTTATAGTACTGTTGCCAGCTTTTCTTCTGTTCGTCTATAAGCTTATTCATAGCTTTTACTCTATCTTGAGCTTCTTTAGTTGCTTTAGCTGTAGATCATGAGCCTCCAGTACTTCAACCTCCTATTCAATTACTATTAGAAGTAGTAAGCTCTTTAAATGTAGTATTCTTAAAAGTAGTCTGTGCTGCTCTTAATTGTCCTACTCTATCAGTAAAATTATCTAATAAATCATTTACTAGCTGGTCGTTACTTTCATTAAAAGCGTCTTTAACTTCTTTAGTTCAATTCTTCCGCCAGTCTTTTAAGTATCACCGAGGATCTCATTTCTTTCAGCTTGTTATTTCTGTAGGGTAAATTTCTTCTTTTAATCAGTCCCAGAAATCTCCTCAGAATTGTTTAGCAATAGTACTAGCTGTATTATATAAGGTTCTTAAAGAGCCTATAATAGCAGTTATTCATTGGTTCAAAAAGTAAAAGAAGTCCGTCCAAGTTCCAGCCATACCTGTTAGTCCTTCGTTAGTTATATCTTGTCACTGTCAGAAAAAATCAACGAAACTACTTCATAAATTGTTAATTAGTTCAGTAACTCCAGAAAAGAAAGCATTAGCTGCTTCTCATAATTCACTTAGAAGATCCATACCAGCTCAAAGAATAGTACTAGTAGCGTCTTGTACCTGACTTATTACTTGTTGAATTTCATCTATATGATTCTCTACTCGCTCTGTAGCTTGATTATATAAGTTTTCTAATTCTCAGTAAGTTTCTTTAACAGCAGGTATAAAAGCTTCAGCTACACTATCTCTAAGATTATCAAAAGCTTTCTGAGTCATTATCATCTGACCTTCTATAGTACTTCTTGCTACAGTTTGATTAAATCCTTCATAAGTAGAATTTAAGACCTTTACTATAGCTTCTACTTTCTCCATCTCAGAACCTGTTTCTATTATCTTCTTAGTATCTTCATCTAAGATAAATCAAGTACGAGTTAATGAAGCATAGTTACCATTAAGAGCTTGAGCTAATCCGTTAGTCATACTTCTAAAATCTTCAGCACTAGCAGAGGCTCATTTTTCAGCTATAATATAATCAGTAAGAGCTGGAGTAAGTGTCTCTATTGCTTTTGTACTCATATCAAAAGTAGCTAATTGGCTTTGAGCTGCTACTATACTTTCTTTAGTAGCTACTCCTACTTTATCTAAAGCTTCAGCTTGAGCTATTAAAGTATTTATTTGGCCTTGAGAAGCTCAGCTAGAGTTCTGTACTAAAGTAGTAAGTCTTTGAATAGCGCTTTGATATTCTACTATACTATCTATACCTTTCTTTATCTCATTTGTTGCAGTAGCAAAAAGAGCAGTAAGTCCTAAAGTTTTTAAGACTCACTTTATAGACTTTACTGCTCCTATAGCTTGGCTCTCTGCTTGTTTTACTGAAGAGGTATTTTTATCTACTTCCTTTTTTAGATCCTCAACCTTTTTAGTTAAATCATCTATTATCTTAGAAGCGTTATCTTGTGCTTCTAGCATAAGTTGTAATCTGTAATCTACTCAGTCCATTATTTTTTCTTTTTAAGAGATGAAGCTGTCTTGTTTCTTTGCTCCGCTCTTTTACTTTCTATTATTTCGTGCTGCCTTTCTTCCATTAAGAAGGTATAATGGAGATCCAACAGCTTTTCTTCTTGCTTATCTAATTCCTTAGGAGTACAGTGATATACTTCTTTCATTAAGATATAATCTCTGTGCTCTTTACTGACTCAGCTGTTTGTTCTGAGGGTTTTTCTGAATTGTTCGATAAGTCTTTCTTTCCATTCAGGGGGTTCTTAATTCCTTGTACTATACCTAAGATAGTATTATAGTCCTTTACTGAAAGCTCTTCTATTTGTCTTTCATTAAGGTTAGTCATTTCTTTAACTAAGTAATCATTAGCGTCTTGGAAGTTTCCTTGATCTATCTGGAAGTCTTCCTTATTAGATGATAATTTCATACCATTGAATACTATTCTATTATATTCTTTATCTATTTTTCTGGTATATACATTCTTGAATACTACTTTAAAATCAGCTCAGTTAATTAGAATTTCTAGTGTTTGGTTCTCCATTGTTTCTTTGCTATAAACTTATAAAAAACTTGCTTCTTAAGGTAGGGGCTTTTGGAGAGAAACAAGAAGAACTCCTAAGCCCCGTATAAATTAGTAACTTGTTACTCAGTTAAGTAATAAGATTTCTATACTAGCTCCTGCTGCGTTATCATATTGACCTACAAATCCCATAGTCTGTCTAATAATTTCGTTATTATTATCAGTCTTAGTCCATTCGTTAAGTCAAGCTTTCATAACGTCTATATAAAGAGCTGTAAGAGTTTCAGCGTTAGCATTCTCAGCATAAAATCTAATAGCTTTCTTAGTAGAACTTAAAGCCATATCTCTAAGAGTAGTAGAGTTATAAATTGCTTCGAAATCTCCTTCTATACCGAATTGTTGATTATAGATAGCTGCTACGTCTGTATCTCCGAAACATTGAGAATCAGCTAAGTTCTTATTTATAGCTATTCTGAAGTTTTGCATACATAACTCATCAGCTGTATTAAGACCTGCTTCAGTATCAGCAAATCTTACTCAAGCCATACTAGCTGTAAAAGGTAATTCATCTGTATAAGCTGGAGTAACTGTAGGATCTTCGTTAGCTTGCATTTGTTTACCTAGCCAAGAAGAACTAAATCTTACATAATCTTCTACAGCACAAGTTAGCTCGAAACTATCTATCATGCAGTAAGGAGCATAACTAGCAGCTACAGGATCGTCATCGTATAGAGTAAAGGTAGGGTGATTATTATTCTGTAATACCTCGAATAAATGAGCGTTAAATGTTTCATCTACAGTTCAAGTAATAGTCCAAGTTCCATTACTTACTGAAGTTCCTGTAACAGTCTTATCAAAGAAGTAATAAGTATCAGAACCTTTAATAATAATCTTCTTTAATACTGCTCCATTATCAGCTACGTCTCCTCTAGCTGGAGTTCATCAACTAGCAGTACCTTTGAATACAGTACATTTAGTATATTTTCCTAAAGCTCAAAGGAATAAGTATCAAATAAATCAGTTCCTTACAATACCTTCTAGATCCAACTGAGTAAGATTTTTAGTTACGAAATTATCGTAATTTTCATCTATAACTCAGTATCAGCTATCATCTGTAGCAGTTTCTAGAGATGGTTGTAATACTCCAGAAGTTTTAGGAATATAAACTACAGGAGCTACGGCTTGTCCTCTTGTTTCTTCTTTTCAAAGTCATATTGCTGACTTTCTACCGATAAAAGCTTCGTTTGTCATTTTCTAATAAATGTTAAGAATAAAATTTTATAATTCTTTAGTTTTATAACTAACTAATACTTTTAGCTTCTCTTTTGCTTCTTCTAAGGTTTTAGCTTTTATAACCTTATCAAATCTAGGGAAACTAAATATTTTTTCTGAGTCTGTACTTTCTACAGCTGGAGCTTCAACAGTTTTTACTATTTCTTTAGCTTCAACTTTAGGAGGACAGTCTTTACACCTTCTAGCCATTTTCTTTAATCTTAAAGAATAAAACTACTTTTCTACTGCTGTAAATTGACAATCTACCTGGAACACTCTTAAAGGTTCCTGAGTATTAGCAAATCACCATTGATAATTGAATAGAGATTTAACTGTTAGTCAATTAGCATTAGTCCGAGTAATAGATCCGATTTCTTGAAGGCCTTTAAGTAACATATCAGCTACTATTCTTAGATTATCTTCTACTTCAGCCATTCAGTCATCAATTCTATCTATCAGCCTTACTGTAAAGTTTATCTGGTTTTCATAGCTACACGAATCCAATATATTTACATTTCCATTACTTGGAGTAATGATAATTGCAGGAAGGCTTACTCAATCCTCTATTTTTATATCATGATTATATACTGCTCCAATTCTTTCAGTAGTATTTTTTATCTCAAGAGCTTTATTATATATAGCGTCTCATATAGCCTTAAATGAATAAGTTTCGTCCATTTTTACTTTAACTTGTTATATAAACTATCTACTATCGTTTGCCTTATCTCTGGTAAATGTTCCGAATAAGCTCTCCATAAATAATATCTTCTTTGTGGGTGAGCGTAGTTTTCGTATTCCCTTCTCTTTGAATAAGGTAAAGGACTTCATACGATAGCTATTCCTTGCTGGATCTTATCGAACTTTCAGCTTATACTTGTTCTCAAATCTCAGCTTAAATAAGGAGCATTTATCTTAGCATTATTGATAATAACATTTTGGGTAACTCTTAGTAAGATATACTGAGTAGCAGCGCTTACATTCTTCTGTAAATTCTCTATCTTCTCCATATCTCCCCTTAGTTCCATTAGTTACTTCATATACTCTCATTGATAAAAGCTTTTGTATAATCTCTTAGTAGACCTCTTCGTTTCTGAGCTTGTTTAACAATATAAGTTACTCAATTACATATTATCTTATCTCCTACTCCTATATTCAAATTCCTTGAATATAATCTGTAAGTATTAAAGACTTCTTCTCCTTCTAATCAGTCACTAGTACTAGCTGGCTGTATAGAACAAGTTATTATTACTCCTTCTTTAGCATACGTAGAAACTTTTTTCTCGTTTCTTGAATACTTATATAAGGTAGCTACTTTATTCTCTAGAATATTCATTGTTTCTTATACTGGTAAGTTAAAGCATTTAAGAGAATCAAGATAAGTCTTTACTCTGAAGTAAGCTACGTCACCATCTTCTCAGCTTACTGTTCTAGATCCAAAGACTATTTGCTCGTCTCCTAACTTATAAGAGGTTACTCATTCTTGACCGTGCTGTTGCCATAATCAACTAGCTATCATCATCTCCACTAACTGCAATTCAGCTGGTATAGTTTCATATCAAGCATTATACTTGATTTGTAACTGTCCCATAGGTGGATTAGGTAGCTTTTTAAAAATAAGCTCTCTTTGATTTATTACTAAGTAATCAGTTCATTTAACACCTTCATATACGCTATTATTCAATTCTTTAACGGTATTAACTGGCTTATTCTTAACAAAAAAGTATAGTCCGTATTCATTTTCATATATTCCTTTTAATGGGATTAGTTCTTCATAATCTCATATTGCGAAGCTATCTACTCAACAATAATTGTTAATGATAGATCCTGCACTATTTAAGAATAATGTTAATAGAGTATCTTGGCTATTATCTGTTATGTTTAAATAAGCTTTGAATTGTTCTAACGTAGCGTACATTTTATTAAATATGTAAGTATTAAATTATTCTCACTTCTTAGTAGTTTTCTTTTCTACTTTCTTTTCTTCCTTTTTTTCTGCTTTCTTTTCTGAAAGCTCTACTTTCTCGAACTTATCTTTATAAACTCTTAGTAATTCCTTAGCTTTGTATGTAGCGAAGCTTTCTCAAGCTTTAATCTCTTCCTTTACTCAGTTAATTCTTACTATAAGAGTTTCTTTAGACTTATTTTTTAGAGTTTCTAATTTTTTCATCTTCTCTAAGAATATTCATATAAATTATTTAAGGGGGAGAAGACAAAGACATAAACTTCTCCCCGATTAAATACTAAAGAGTTACTCCAACTCCAAGTCCAACAGTTTTTCCTAATCCTGCTACACCATTTACAATTGTAAATCCAAATTCCATAGTAGCAACTAATCTAACTCATCTACCTGGTACTTTGAATAAATCAATTTCTAGTGGTTGACCGAATCAGTATTGTACTGCTGGTTTCCATACAACTGCGAAAGATCCAGTAGTATTAGAAGCAGCTGTAGTTGAAACAGCTCCTGTAGAATCAGTCTTAGCTGGGAAATCTCTTTCAGTTACAATATCGATATTCCAAATCTTAGCTAACACTCCAGAAGCAATAGTAGCAGCTGGTCCGAACTTATCTAAAGTAATAACTTCATCTAATTGAAGAGTTTTCATATATACGTTAGATGGTTCGATAAATACTAAGTTATCTAAATCGCTTTGGTAACCTTCATCTAGAACTTGTACTACGTCTAAGTAAGAAGCAGCGTCAAGAGTTCCAACAGTTACAGCACCATTAGCAATACCGATTTTTCTAATACCTGCTGACTGTTGAGCCCAGTAAGCAGTAGCTGAATAAGTACCGTTAATATTGTTAGCAGTAGCGCTATCAGCATTTACTAATACTCAGTCTACAGTTCTTCCAGCTGCTCTGTTAATTCTTTCTCTAACAATAGCCTCTAATCTTTCTGGAGCATAGTTAAGCTCTCTCTTAGAAATATTAGTTTGGAAGATGAATTGACCTTGAGTAATAGTTACGCTTCCTGTAACTGGACCCATATTAGCCAAAGCTAGATCCATATCACTCTGTCAAGTCCATTCAATATTTCCTACAAATGGAGTAGCTTCACCAATGATAGGTACTACAGCACTTACAGGCATATCTGTTCCGTGATTACCAGGGAAGATATTTAAAAATCTTGAATAGTTAGGTAATAGGTCCAACATTGGATCTAACATTACATTAGTAGGGATTAGTTCTTGTCAGAATCCAGTATTAGTAGTATGCATTACTTCGTTAGCTTTAGTTTCAACGTTAACTTCAGCTTTCTCGAAGTCTTTTTCATCATAAGCAATACCGAATACGTCTTTAGCTTTCATTAAAAGCTCTTTCATTTTTTGGTTCATTTTCTAATAAGAATAACAAATAAAATAGAATTAAATAGCATTTTGAGCTTGAGAGATTACTTCACCTCGTGCGCTCTTTTTCTTAGCGACTTTAGAGTAAGTAGCTCCAGTCTTTATAACTGTGTTTCTTACTGCTCCGTCCATTTCTTTTAGAACTTCTATAGCAGTCTTTAATACTGCTTTAGTTTGTTCTAATTCCTTAGTTAAGTCTTCCACTTTCTTAGTATTTTCAACTAATTTAGCTTCGAACTTTTTTTCTAATCTTTCTTCAATAGCTTTTTCATCTACTGAGAAAGTTTTTTCTGAAGATCCTTCTATAGATTTTGCTTCAACAACTTCTTCGCTGCTTGTTTCATCAGCTTTTCAGTCGTCTGTAGGTGTTTCAGCCTCATTTTCAGAAGCTTCTTCTACTTCAGTTTCTTCTATGTTAGCATTTTCAGCTACTTCTTTTTCTTCTGTTTCAATTTCTTCTTCTTTTTCATCTTCCTTAGTACTTTCTTCTTCAACTACTTCTTCTTCGTTATTTTCATTTTCTTTAACGGTATCAACTGCCTTTTCTTCTTCTTTTTCTTCATTATCAGTAGTATCGTCATCAGTATCTATTTCTTCTTCGTTGCTTTCTTCTTTTTCTCATTCTTCAGCTTTATCTTCTAAAGTTTTTTCTTCTTTATGATTTTCTGGCTCTGGGTTTTCATCGTTATTGTCTTCACTTTCTTCAACTACCTCTTCTCAATGTTCGATATTTGCTTCTCAATCTATAGAAGTACCTTCTATCTCTTCATCTTCTTCTACTTCTTTTACCTCGAAACAATCTTCTATAGATTTCATAAGAGCGTAAGCATTCATAGGAACACTAACTACTGAGATTTCGTATAGCTCTAAGTTCTTAATAGTAGTAGTGTAATCATAATTTCAGTCTTCATCTATTGACTCTTCTACTTCGTAATCTCATTCTTTAAGACCGTAACCGATAGAGAAAGTTCTTAATACTCAATTCTTAATAGCTGACATTACTCCGTCAGTATCTTCAGTAATATTAGCTTTAATATAGAGTCCTTTACTATCGATAGTTGCTTCAGTAACTACTCCTATAGGTTTATCGTGTTTATGCTGCAATAATACTACAGGATTAGTCATATATGTAGCTAGAGCATTCTCAAAAGCTTTAGGTTCTACTATATCGTGTCCTCTATCTTTATCTTTAGTAGAAGCATATCACTCAATTTCTAAATACTTGTTTCAGTCATTGTCTCTTTTTTCGTTAATACTTTTTTTGTCCCAATGGATCTGAAAGCTGTTCTTGTCTTTTATTAGCTTAAATTGTTTTTTCATCTAACTAAATGTAATAAATAAAAAGTTAGTCTATATGATATAAAATAGTACACCTACAATTCACTCAGCCAGGAGGAATATCTACTCATACGCTAGGGTATACATAAGATATATCTACTCGGCCTTCATCTTCGCATGCTGTATGCTCCGGTCTTACTTTATCATCTCCTACAGTTAATCGTTTTTTCTTTACCGGTATTCATACGCTGTTAAGCTGTTGCATTGGCTGTAAGTTTCAGAACTCATAAGCTTTATGCATTTCTGTAACCGCTATTGCTCTAGCTCTAGCTTTGCTGAATAAGATAGGATTATATTCAGCTATTTGTTTCCTTATCTCAGTACCTCCTAGATGATTATCTATTCAGTCTTTCAGGATCTTTACTATATCTCGCTTAGTAGTGTAACTAATAGCTCCTTTATAGTTGCTAAGATTTAATTCTCCCCAGTATTTCTCATAATCACTTATTAGCTCAGGGTAGTAATTAAATCCATTTTCTTCTAACTTCTTCTTGAATAGTCTATAGCTTAACTTGTAACCTTTCTCGTAACTCTTAGCTATTATTGGTCCTAACTTCTCTATCATTTCGTTTATTCCCATAGCTCTCCAGAATCACGCTAGCGGTTCGTCTCCGTATTCATCTTCCCAACTCTTCTTCATAGGGTATATATGTACGTTAGCATTCTGTAAGTAGTTATAAGCTAATCATATATTCACGGTGTAGTTATTATATAACTCTTCAACATTCTCTTCTAATCGCTTAGCTTGTTTCTTAAATGATTTCTGTATTTCTGTATAAGCTTTTACTTCTTTTCTTAATAATCTCCTATAATCAGCACTTAATACCATTCTATACCTCGTTAGCAGGTAAAACAGCGTCTAATCATATATCTTCTAATAATACAGCATTTCTTGAAGTAATAAGCTTGTCAGCGTTTTCATCTTTCACAGGTTCTAATCATCTATCTACTCTTACTTCGTTAGGAGTAAGTATTCAGCTTAATACGTCTTGTCTTTGAGAGTTATGTAGTTCTTCAGTTTCTTCTAATTGCTCTCAGTCACATTTAACATAATACTTAGCGCTTAGATCCGGTCTAAACATAAATAACAAAGTATTTAAGATATGCTCGAAATCATTTTCATAAGGTCTTATAGTTCCCTCTAAGAACTCTTTTCTTTGTTCTCTACCATTAGCTAGATTTACGTCTTCAGTATATCATAAGATAGATTTAGGAACTCAGAAGACCGCGCTTACTTTTTCAGTAGTTAGTTTTCTCTGAGAGATAAATTCCATATCTCTATTAGTTAAAGCTAGCGTCTTGAAGTCTTTTACATTTCCTGCTACCATTGTCTTATGCTGGTTCTTAGTTCCTTTGAATTGAGCTTGAAATTGATCTTGAGCTACTTGTATCTGTTCCTTTGTCATACCATCGTTAAGAATCAACATAGCGCTAGGTATTGCTGAGTTCTTATAGAAGTAGTAGTTAGTTCTTTGAGCTTCCCATTCGCAGAGAGTATCGTAAACAGCTCCCCAAAGTAATCCCATTCAGTTATTACTATCTCCTATACTATCTTCTAACTTGAAGTAAGCTAGATCCATAAGATTGTAATATATTACTTTACCTGTTCTTAATGTTTGTTTATAACCGATTATATTACCTTCTCAGTCTAATCTCTTTTCTATATTCTGACTATCTAATACCTCAAAGCCTTTAACTTCTCCATAAGGATTAAAAGAAGGTATGATATAAAGCTCTCAACTTATTAGATAGTTCCTAAATACGTCTATCTTAAATTTTAAGAAGGTTCTATCTCTAAATAATTCGGCTACTTCATCTTCTAGAGCTTCGTTTTCTATTTGTTGGTTATTATTGTCCCATAAGTATAGACCGTTTCTAGCTACTGAGTTAGCTATCTTTCTAACAGCTTGTCTTACGTCTCAGTTTATTCTATAGAGTTCAAAAAAAGTATTCAGGTCTATTACTAAATCGTCCTTCAATAAAGCTGAAATACTATTTACACTCCCTATATAGTTCTTTTGGCTTATAGGTGATAGGTTCTTAGTAATCATCTTATAAAAACTATTTTTTACATTCTGGACGATAGACATAGCTCTTTTATGTTTATATCTAAATATTGATTTTACCTCCATATAGTCCCGATTAGATTTCAGTCAAGAGTATGAATAAAAAAAAGGAGATATTATAATCTCCTTTTCCTAGTTCGTTTCGTTGCCTAAAATAAAATTAGGCTTGTTTTTTTTCTTCTGTAGTATTTTCCCTTTCTACTACTTTTACTTTTGGTAGATTTTCCAATTTAACCTCAATAATACTGAAACAGTCAGGTAATTCTATTCTAGGAGGTATTTCTATAGCTAGCTTTACTGTTTGATTAGCTTCTTCTAGAATATCTCTATAAGTATTGTAACCTTCTACGACCTTTACGAATTGGTCCTGGATCTTGTTAACATTTACTACTAATTGTTTCATAGAGTTAACAGCTTGAGCTAATTGGTTTAACATTTCTACAGCGTCTACTTTTATATCGAAGTGTTTATCTTCTTCGTATCTAAAAGTTAGTTCATCGATTTTTTTGTAAGTTCTTTTACTCATCTTTCTATAAGTTAAATAAAACTAAATATATAATCTTGCATACTGCAAGGAATCCCCCAACTGAGAGCCATAGTAATCACAATATTATAGCTGTAACGAATACAGCTTTTAATATATCGATCATTATCTCTATAGCTTTTTCGGTTCTATTTGATTCTTTCATTTTTTTTCATCTACATGATCTAAAATACATTTAATCCTTAGCTCGCTCTACGTCTAGAGTAGATTTCTTTTTTTGTATATAGCACCAGAACTCATAGAGCGTAGCTTTCTTTATATTCTTAGTAGGTTTATCTTCTTCAGCTCTTCATCAATTATGGAGAAACTGTAAGATAAGCCTTTCAGTTGCTAGTATCTCTGTAGCTTCACTTACTGCATACATTGTATATTTTCTTGTTGGTGCGGTTTTACTTTCTTTTTTCATCTTAAAACGAAGTAATAAAGAAATCGTTATTAGATATATGTAAGGCCATTCTCATAGAATCAACACGGTCATCGTGTTCTACATTTGGGAAGGCTAGTAATTCTTCAACTAAGTCTTCAGTACCAGGAGCAAAATAAACTTTTCAGTCTTCAAATAGATATTGCTTCTCCATTAGAAGACTTACTTTATCGCTCTTCCCTTTCTCTTCTATTACTGCCATTCATAGAGTAGAAAAGACTGTCTTTAGTACTGCTTGATATGCTACGGTCTCAACTATACAAGCTGTAGCATTTCGTTTATTGTATAACTCTTTAACTGTTAGACTTGCTTTCTTTATATTCTTATCAGTCTGTTCTAGAGCTACACATTCTAGGACATAGTGCTTATCTTGAAGCTGTCCTACTACTGTTATAGCGAAATAATCTGAGCCTTCTTTTTCACTTACAGCAGGATCTACTCCGATATATATTCTATCAAATTCATAGTTCCTACAGTTCCTATCATATTTAATCATATCTCTCGTTATAACGTGCTGTCCTTTTACATAAGGAATAAGTAAGTAGTTTTGATTAAATGAGATAGTCCCTAACCTTCTCCTTTCACTTTCTAGACTTGTTATTTTCTTATTACTATCGTATATACCTTCGTTAAGTCTTTCTGCTTCTTCGTCTGTTTCTACGAACCTATCTCGAACTATTTTCCCTTCTTCATCATATATCGGTATTCTTATAATCTCTCGGTTCTTATCTTCTTTGATATGCTCTCTAAATCTTGGTACTAATCCATCTTCATAGATAGTATTACCTAAGAATATCATCTGAGTAGCGTTTGTTGTACCTCATAGTACTTCGTTAAGTAAGAACTCATAATTTTTATCTATTTTCTTTTTGCTATCGGTACTACTTATAGTATCTACGTCATCAAAGATAAGTAAATCAGGTCTATACTTTCAGTCTGGAGCTGTATAGTTCTTTCATCTAGGAGAAGTTCCTAAAGACATAGCTCTAACGTAGCAGTGATTCTCTGTAACGAACTTATCTATACGCTTTATCTTCTTAGATCCTCATCTACTAGCATAATCAGGGTAGTATAGATTACCGAAATCTCTTACAAATCTCTCTCAGCTTTCAGTATCATCTATGAAGCTATTACTTATATATGTTAGGTTTTCTTCGGCATTATCTATCGTTTGAGAGTACCGCATTATGTTACGCCTCTTCTTATAAGCTATTACATAGTTTACATACATTTGAGCTATCGTAGTCTTTGCACTTCCACGAAATCACTCTATAAAAATGTTTTTTCAGCGAAACAATAACTCGTAAATTTGTTTCAGTACAAATGGAGTATTAAAAGTAAAGAACTCGCGAAAGTAAAATCTGCAATATTCATAAAAAAACTTCTCAAAGTATGCTTTTCTGAATAATCTATTATTTAGTTTTTCTTTTAGTAGTTCCTGCTTTTCCATTATCTTTTTCACTAAATAAAGTTTCTATAAAAGCTTTATCTTCTTCACTTAGTACTCAGTCATCTTTATTCTTATTGAAGTTATAATTACTTCATATATTCGTAGGTTCTCCTAACTCGGTCTTTATATTCTTTAGACCTTTATCCATATCGGACATATCTAAATCTCACTTACTCATCATTTGTATAATCTTTATAAGCGCCATCTTCTTTGCTTTCATAAGAGTTCCTACTGGTATCTCTAAACTCTTGGCCTCCTTTTTTGCTTGTTCGTCTAAAGCTCTTTGTATCATCTTTTCTTTTCGGGCTCTTTTTTCTTTTCATCGTCCATTAGTTCGTTTCCTTACATTAGCGTCATGAGTCATTCATTTCGCCTCTATGAATCCTTTAACTTCTTCTATATCGCTTTGGAAGTATTCCAGCTTTAGAGCAGGCCAGTCATATTTAAACTTAGCCATCTTTTTATTTATGCTTAATCAAATAAATCTTTTATCATTTGTTCCTTTAATTCTTTTTCTTTTTGGATCTGTTCTATTGTCTTGACTTTTAGTAAAGTCTTTAACTTTGTATATCTTACACAGTGATTTCCTTTCGTATAATGATTATCATTTGTATCTATGATTCTTTCATATCAGTTAAGAATAGATTTCACTGTATATCACTTTTTATACTTATAGCTTATTACTTCTCGTATATCGTCTTGGAAGTAGATTTGTTCTCATACTTTTAGATTTCTTTTATTTTCCTTATACCTTCTATCTTTAATATAACCTGTTTCCTTTCTCCATTTTAGCTTATATTTGTTTCTACATTCTTTACAGTTACTTGTATATCAGCTTTTATTTTGTTTATCTTTTGAAAACTCTTCTCGTTTCTTAAATTCTTTACATACAGTACATACTCTTCAGTCTTCTTTTATTATGCTTCAGAATTTCTTTCTTTTCCCATAAGAGAGTAGATTTTCAGTTGTTAAAGCTTGTTCTTTATCTATTCAGTAACGTATTACTCTGCTAGAGAATGTTGTTCGCTTTGGTTTAGGTTCTTCTTGCTTAAGGTATCGTTCGTATAAATCTTTATATACTAAGTGGCGTATTCATCATCTACTCATTTTATTTCTTTTAAGATAAAGCTTTTATTTTATCTAGCCATTGAGTCTTTATTTCTTTACTTACCTTATATAACATTAAAGGAGGAACACTCATACCTATTAAGTATCAAGGATTAACTCCTTTGAAGTCATAATCTAAAGGGTAACTTCCTGCTAGCTGCATTTCTATTACATTCATCTGTCTATTTTCTCATCGTACAAGATTACAGCTATTAGCTAGTACTGTTGGAGCTACTTCATTTTCATATATTCGGCTATGAGTAAAGAAGTTTTCTTTACCTTCATATCTTATATCAGCTTCTCCTAAATCTCTATCTCAGTACTTAGCATATTTTGCTACCTTTAATCTCTTTCATACTAACGGGTAATCTTTTCTTCAGGATCTATCTTTTATTTTTCCGAATAAGATAGGCTTCTCATTAAATTCCAATTTTAACTTAGGGAGATTAAATTCTTTTCTATGAGCTATAAAGAATACTCTTTCTCTTCTTTGTGGTAATCACATTGTAGCACCATTAAGAAGAAATAGCTGTACTTCGTATCAAAGCTCTCTAAATCTCTGGAATATCATCTTTACATACCCTTTAGCGTTTCATTTCATTAGACCGCTTACATTTTCAGCTACTACTACTTTAGGTCTTAACTTCTCTACTACGTCTAAGTAATCTAGGAATAAATCGCTTAGTATCTGCTTTGCTTGTCATTCTCTAAAGACTTTTTCTTTTCATCGTACCTTTTCCCTTTGTCATGCTGTAGAGAAAGTAGAACAAGGAGGACTTCAGTCTAATAAATCTATATCGAATAAGTCACTAGGTAACTCTTCATTAGGAATATTCTTAAAGTCTTGTACTCCCATTAGATAGTTATACCCTGTTCCTAAATTTCTCTTATAGATTTCGTCCATCTGTGGATCTATCTCACAGGTTCCTATAACTTCATATCAGGCGTTTTTATAACCCATACTAGACCCCCCCCCACAAGAAAAGCAGCTAAATACTTTATAGCCATTCTTTGGTATCTCCTTTAAATCTTTCAGGTATCGTTTATATTTCATAACTCAATTACTTAATCATTAAATTGGAATCAGCATTTAGGACAAGTATGGTCAAAATCTCCTAAATCATCTTCAGTAAATTCTTTATTAGATCCATTAAAGTTAATCTGAATATTTCCGTTATACTCTTCAGGTTTTATCTCTGGGAATAGGTCTCGTTTATCTAACTTTAACTCTCAGAAGTTAAAATCATCTAACTTATCTAATTCTTCTTTTAGGTTCGTATATTCCCATTCTGACTCATTTAACTTATTATCTAGGATTCTTAACTTGTTTATTTGTTTCTCTGTTAAAGATCATAATCTTACTACTGGTATCTTATCTAATCCTAACAGCTTGGCTGCTTCATATCTTCCGTGACCTATGATAATTGTATTAGATTTATCAATTACTACCGGTTGAGTAAATCAAAATTCTTTAATAGAATTAGCAATCCTTAGTATTTGTTCTTTATCGTGTACTTTGTTGTTCTTTTCGTACGGTCTTAAAGAACTAACTAGCATTTCCTTTACTTCCATTTTTTCTTTAAATAATAAAAAATCTCTTAGAAATATTTTTCTAAAAGAGCGTCTCTTTTTTCTTTATAGTATTCTAGTTCTTTTTCTAATTGAGGAGTACTTATAGAGTATGTTGATTTATCATTTATAAGAGAATCAACATAATTTACTCAGTACTTCTTCTGCATATATCTTGTATAGATTATATAGTTTCAGTTAAGAACTACATTACACCTATAACAGCCAGCGTGACAATTATTCTCACTAAATCTATATTTTAGTATTCATCTACTTATAAAGTGCATATTTTGGGCTTGTTTTCGATTCATCTCAGCTCAGCATAAAGGACATTTTACTCGTCTTTCATCTCCTTTCTGGTAGGAGTCCCTTAATCTTATATACTGAGAGAAGACTTCATCTAGTTTAGCTATTATTCTTTTTCTTGGTGCTTTAGGAAGTTTTTTAGCCATTTTAGAAAAAAATCCAGTATCTAAAATAGTACTGAATTAGCCTTTACTTTTCTATTATGCAATTTCCTTATAACAATATTATATATTATTGCAATACTTTATTTTTATTTTACTCTTTACTATAAAGACTTTGTATGTATATTCATACTACCGGTTGGGAAGTTTCCGGTGTTGTATCATGGAAGTATAGTATAAAAGGTAAAAGCAAAAAAGAGAGGTTTTACATAGGCTGTTCCTCTCTTTTTTGTTATTCTAGATTTTTATAGCTCTCTTTCTTCTATAGTTTCTCAGTTTTTATTCTTATATATTACTTTCTTATAACTAGCTCTTCTTAATCCTTTCTCCATATTCTCCTTAAATCATCTCTCTTTAGTTTTTTCAGAAATTACAGCTACTGTATCATTATCTACATATTCTAATTTAAGATCCATATCACTTTCTCTAAATGAGTCATTTGATTCTTTAATAAATTCTTCTCTAGCTTGCTTTATATCTTCTTCAGCTATTCAGTCTGTTTCTCAATTCATTACAGCTTCAGCTATTTCTTGTTTTTCTATAATCATATCTCTTGCTTTATTATGAGCTATAATTCATAGAATAAAAGATCATACAATAAATACTATTAGTATTACTAAGATAGTAAGAGCCCAATATAAACAGCCTTTCTTTTTTTTAGGTTCTAGATCCTTATCTAAGAACTCTCAGCAGTGTTTACATTTTTTAGCAGCTGCTAAGATTTCTTCTCAGCAATAAGGACATGCAATAGTCTGTTTTTCTGTCATTTTGGAAGTTTTTAAAAAAGTAAATGATAGTTATTTTATTATCATTTACTTTATAGTTTTCAAGGCTTTATTTTCTTTAAGATATTTTATGACGTCTGAGACCTTTATGTATCTTATGCTATAACCTTGTTTAGTTCTTCTACTTAAAGCGTCTTCAAATTTTATTGGTATATACTTATCTTTATGTTTTCATTGCCACATACTAAGCCTTGTTATTTTTAGCTTTTTAGCCATTTCTAATTGCTTATAGCTTTTTATTTCTTCAGTCATTTAGGATCTTGTTTCTCTTATAAATCATTTTCTTTTTTATTTATGCTCCTTTCTTTTTCAATTCATTTTATTTTACATACGAGATCATCTATTTCTTTTTTGAGTTTATCATATTTTCTA